GGTGCTAATATGCCAACTGAAGCAGAAGTAAATGCAAAGATACAAGAATTAAAAGATGCAGAAGCAAATGCAGAAACTAAAAAAGCATCTGGCAAACAAAAACTTTTAGACTTAGGATTAACAGATGACGAAATCCAAGCATTGATAGGAGTATAGTATGGCAATCATAACTTTAAATAATAATTCTTTATCTAGTGTAACAGCATTACCAGCAGGTGTAGGTGGTAAGGTTTTGCAAGTTGTTAGCGTAACTAAAGATTCAACATTTACAACAACTAGTGGAACTTTTGTAGATGTAACTGGATTAAGTGCTAGTATTACTCCATCTTCAGCATCTAATAAAATTGCAGTTTTGTATAATGTTTCAGTTTCTAATGTGACCAGCACAGCAGCAACTTTAACTAGACTATTAAGAGATTCTACTCCAATTTCTATTGGTGCATCTGGAACAGGAGTTCAAGCAAGTAGTCATGCAGCACCAAATGATTTTGACCAATCAAATGCATCAATAAGTTATTTAGATAGTCCATCTACTACTTCAGCTATTACATATAAAGTTCAAATTAAAACAGAGCCAAGTTATACAGCAACTTTAAACAGAGGTCAGTTAGATGGAAATTATGGTCTGACAGCTTCAACAATTACATTAATGGAGGTATCTGCATAATGATTATAGAAGCAATATTAAAAATAAATCCTAATGCAGAAGTAACTGTTGATGGAGATGATATTAATTCAATTACTTGGTATAATGGAACAACACCTATACCAGTAGCTGACATACAAGCACAATTACCTATTGTAGAATTTGATATGGCTATGGCAGATTTAAGAGCTAAAAGAAATAAAGATTTACAAGATTCAGACTGGACTCAATTACCAGATAATACATTAACATCTGAACAAAGAAATGCTTGGATGCAATTTAGAACTGAATTAAGAAATATAACAAATGGTATAACTACTGTTGAACAAGTTAATAATATAGATTATCCAGATAAACCTTAATAATGTCTTGTAATAATGTAAACTTTGAACACCCTTTTGATCTTAATGTTTCTAGTGGAGCTTTATCTCCTAGCTACAAACAAGTCTATAAATTCGGACAAAATGCAGTTGTTGAAAATAGTATGGAAACTATTTGGCAACAAGGAGGACTTTACTCTTATCCACCAAGTGCATCAACTATGACAGTATCAAGTTCGAATGTAAATGATACCTCTGCTGGAACAGGTGCAAGAACTGTTTTAATTTCTGGATTAGACGCAAGTTATAATGAAGCTAGTGAAACTATAATTTTAAATGGTCAAACAGCAGTTACTACTGTTAATAGTTATATTAGAATGAATAGAGCTATAGTTCTAACAGCAGGATCAGGAGGAGTAAATGCTGGAATTATTTATGTAGGAACAGGAACTGTTACATCAGGAGTGCCTGCAAATATTTATACAACAATTAATGGAGATGGTAGTAATCAAACATTACAAGCATTTTGGACAGTACCTGCTGATTACACCGCTTATATTTATCAAACAAATATCTCAACAGGAAATAGTTCAAATACTCCTGCTGTTTTAAAAACTGTATTAGTAGCAAGACCTTTTGATGGAGTATTTAACACAAAAGAAGTAATTGTATTAACAAATGGAAATCATTTACAAGATTATAGTTTTCCAATTAAATTAACAGAAAAAACAGATGTAGAATTTAGAGCTGAATCTAGTTCAGCTTCTGTAAATTTTAATGTATCTGCTTCTCTAAACATATTATTAGTACAAAACTAATGGCAAATATTTATAAAAATGCTTTCTATGATCCAAGTGTAACAACACCAGTTACAGTTTATACTGTACCTTCTAATAGAACTGCAATTGTTAAAAACATACAAGTAACTAATGAATCTGGTTCTAAGATAGTAAAAGTTTCAGTAACTGATAGCTCAGCTACAACTGACTATCAAATAGCCTATATGAACATTACAGGTGCTACTATCTGTAATGTCGCAAAAGCACCTGTCATATTAGAATCTGGAGATATACTTAAAATTGAATCTTCAGTAACATCTGGTATAAGTGCTATTGTTAGTTATTTAGAAATATTTGACGAAAAATCTGCTTAATATATAGTTGTTATTAAGTATTTTTTAATGTATTTATGAACTTAGTACGAATACCAATTCAAGAACTTGATAAAGTTTGGAGTATGATTGAAAAGGATATTAAATCAGCTCTTGCATATTCAAGTCAACTTACCGATTCAGATTTTGTCTTTGACCTTGCTAAAGAAGGAAAATTCCAAATTTGGGTATTATGGGATAAAGAACAAAAAAAGACTGAGCAAAAGTATTTTGGTGTCGTAGTTACTGAATTGATAAAAAGAAAATTTGGTAAAGTTTGTCATATCTATATAATGACTGGCAGACAAAGACATAAGTGGCAACACTTAATTAGTGAAGTAGAAAATTTTGCTAAAGAAGAAGGTTGCAAAATGATGGAACTGATTGCTAGACCAGGATGGCAAAAAGTTTTAAATTTATTTGATTACAAACGAACCCATGTAGTCTTAGAAAAAGAAATAAAACAGGAGAATAAAATATGAGTTTTGGCGGAGGATCTTCAGGCGGAAGCACAACAACACAAGTAACACCTTATGCACCAGCAGAACCAGCATTAGCTCAGATTTTATCTGAGTCTGGTCAATTATATAATCAAGGTGTAGGTGCAGCAGGATATGTAGCACCAACTCAACAAACTTTAACAGGTCTTGCTCAACAAGAAGCATTAGGCACAGCTGCTCAACAACAGTTAGCAGATACTTTATCTGGTCAATATTTAAATCCTTTTCTACAACCCCTTATGCAAAAAACAGCAGGTGATATTGCAACAGGAGTTCAATCACAATTTAGTGCAGCAGGAAGAACACCAGGTTCTCCCATGTCACAACAACAAATAGTTTCACAAGTAGCTCAAGCTGCTTTACCTTTAGCTTTTAGACAATATGAAACTGAAAGAGGAAGACAATTAGGTATTGCATCTCAAGCACCTAGTTTAGTTCAAACAGGATCTCAATTAGAAAACATTCAAAGACAAGCTCAATTAGCTCCAGCTCAAGCATTACAACAATACGCAGGTTTCGTATCACCAATTGCTACTGGACTACCTACAACAATAGGATCACAACAAGTACAAGCTAATCCATTTTCAACTGCTATGGGTGGTGCTTTAGTGGGTGGACAATTTGGAGGTGTACCAGGTGCATTACTTGGTGGTGGTTTAGGATTATTAGGAGGACTATTATAATGGATAAAATAAGAAAAATTTATTACGATCTTGAAACTAAAGTAAAAGCAAAACCTACTAAACATATTATTGCTTTATATATTTTAGTTATCATTTCTATAATTTTATAAAAAAGGATTTAATTCTTAATGAATAATCTTAAAAAATACGCAGGATTACTAAATGATGCAGCACCTGAAAATCATTTACTTGCCTATATAACTCCAGAAGAAAGAGATATGTTAGTAGATGCTGGTGGAGTTAAAACTCCTACACCATCTGGTATTTTTGCTTATCCACCATTAGGTCAACCAGGCACTTCTCCAGGAACAACTACATCTGGAGGTTCTGCATTTTCTGGTGGAGGAGGTGGAGGAGGTGGAGGTTTTACTTCACAAGATAATGCTAGAGAACAATATGCTGCTAAACAAACCTCTACTGGTTTTGTAAAAGGTGGCGGTGCTGTTACTTATACTGGTGGTGATAAAGATGATCCATCTAGTTATGCTGTTTCAGATGCAATTGTAAGTCCTGAAGTAGTACAACAAGAACAAGCAAAATATGCAGAACAGTTTGGTGGAGTTGCTCCTTTGGGTAGCAGACCAGTTGGTTACAATACAAAAGCTGCATACGATCAAATGGTATATATTGCTGAAAGTAAATTAGATGGTATTAAAGGAAAATTAAAACAAGCTGGTTTTACAGATTTCGATGAAAACGCAACACTTTCAGAAATGAAAGATTATGTAAAAACTTTAAATAGAACAGGTAAAATAGGAGATAACTGGAAAAACGCAAAAGACACAAAAGGAAATCCATTATACTCATCTGAAACAATAGCTGAATGGGAATCCATAGGATATGTTCCTCAATCACCAACATTTCCTGCTCCAGGTCTTTTTGGAAAAATTATGGAGAAAGCATCACCATCAGGATCTTTAGGAGCTCCATTAACTTACGATCAATTATTATCTGACTTTGATACTATTACTAAAGTAGGACAGTCTCAAGATATGGATTTTCAAGAAAGAATGAAAACCTTTCAGCCTAATAGATACGCACAAATGACAGGAACAACATATAATCCAAAAACAAAAGAATTTACTGTAAAAGATGGTGGAAACGAACAAGACGCTTTTACAAGAATAGCATCACCTTATGAAATAACAGAAACTTTACCACAAGAATCTGTAGTCGCTGATTATTTTTATAATATGAATATGCCTCAAGGTTCACCATTAAGTTCTCAATTGCAAACAGATTATAATAATGCTAAAAATAGTGTTAATAGTATATTGGGTATGATACCTACAAATCAGCAATTTGGCTACTCTGCTGATCCCTATAGCGGTTTAATGGCTAGTAATTTAACAACCAACCCATATAATATAGATTATTTAAGGAGATTAGGATTAATATAATGAGCATACTAGACGCACTTAGAAGACAATTATTAGGACAAGCAGCAATGATGCGACCTGGACAAGGAATGGGTGGTGCTACTCAAGGATTGTTTGGAAAAGGTGGAGAGTTTGGTGGAGGATTATTACAAAATAATTTAACTCAAATGAATCAAGGTGAAAATGGATTATTAGGCAATATACCTCAAGCTGCAATATTAGGTTCTGCAATTTATGGTCAAGGAGTTAAAGGTAAAGATCCTTTAGAAGCATTCTTTCCTGCTGCTATGCAAACTGCAAGTTTTACAAAAGCTATGCAACCAAAGAAAACTGAACTACAAAAAAACTTAGAAGCTGCTGGATATAAAGCAGGAAGTCCAGAATATAAAGCTGCTTTAAATGCTTATCTAAATAAAGGTAAAACAAATACATTATCAAAAGAAGCATTAAATTTATACAAACAAGGACAAGCTGCTGGTGATAATTTTAAACAATGGTTTGATGGTTTAAATAAAGCTGAGAAAGATTTATATAATAAACAAGTAAGACCAAATCAAAGCAATATTGAACAGTTACTTGAATTTTCTAAAGAACAAGATGAAAATATAAAAAAAACAGCTGTTCCTATTCCAATGGTAAATGGTCAAATTGATTTAAATTCTTTAAATGAAAATGTACTATATAATTTTAATGGTCAATTGCTTGTTTGGAATGGAGAAAAACTTGTTCCACCTGAAGATATAAAAAGATAAGGGTTAGTCATGGCTACCTTAGAAGAACTAAATGAGCAAATTAAAAAGCAACAAGAACTAAATAGAATATTATCCGAAGAAGCTAAAGAGGAAGATTTTGTTTCTGCTGAAGAAGCAGGAGTAAAAATATCTCCAATGGAGTTATTGGATGGAGATGCTGATAAAGATTTAGTTAAAGAAATACAAGATAAAGCTCAAAAAAAAGTTGATGAAGAAGAACCTAAAACAGAGCTTGATAAATTAAATCAACAAATAAAATTACAAAGAGATACAGAAGCAGTAATGGAAGGATCTGTATTAGATGGTGGTAAAATAGAAAGACCTCTAGAAGATATTATAAAATATGATGGTTACTATAGTTGGGAAAACTTTAGTGAACAAGTTTTAAAAAGAACTGTAGGTGCAGCTGTTGTAGATACAGGTCAAGCTACAGTAGATTTAATAAACTTTATGGGTAATAAATATTTTGAATCTAGTCCTCTTGAAAATGTAAAGTTTGATAAAATAAAAGAACCAGAATATTTTGGTGGATCTTTTTTAAGAGATGTTACTGGTTTTGCAATACCATTTTTAGGTGTAAGTAAAGTAGCTAAAGGTGTAAATGTAGTTACTAAAATAAAACCTGCTAAAACTTTAGCTGGAAAATTAGCTCAAAGTGTAGCCTTTGGTTCAGGAGTAGGAGCTGTTGCTGAACAGTTTGCTTTTTCACCATACGAAACAAGAATATCTAATTTAGTAGAAAGTTTTCCAACACTTGCAAATCCTATAACAGAATACCTTGCCGCAAATACTGCTGATTCAGAAGAAGAAGCAAGAAAAAAAATGTTAATTGAAGGTGGTATTATTGGTGCTCCTTTTGATTTACTATTAACTTTTTTAGCTAGAGGGAAAAATGCTGGTCTTAAAACAAATAAAATTAAAAATACAGATGAACCTGTTAAAGTTTTAAATAATAAAAGAAAATTAAAAGCAGAAAAAATAGAAGAAGCTACAACAATAAAACCTAAATCATTAGAAGATAATGTAGATTTAAATACAGTAGATAGATTAGATGATGTATCAGAAAAAATTATTAGTCAAAAAACAGCTAAAAAAGTAGAAGGATTTTTTGAGGATGTTTTGAAAAGTGGTAAAGTTACTAGAAATCCAAACATAAGAATTAGCGATCAGATATATGATGTAATGACTACACCCAGACTTTTAAAAGAAACTAATTTTAGTCAACTGCTAAATAAGCATAAACTTACAGCAGAAGAATTAATGGATTTTTTCAGACAAGGTGCAAGAACATCTGCACAAAACCTTAACAGATTATCACAATTATCTAAGGCTTATGGTCAGTTTTTAAAAGATGGAAAGATTTCAAAAAATTTAGCAGATGAATTAAATGCTCAAGGTATAGATACAACAGATTTATTAAATGGTACTATGAAAGAATTAGATGGTATTCGTAGAGCAGCTATGGTTGGTAGATGGTCAACTGCTATAAGAAACTTTATATCTCAAACTGGTAGAGTTGGTATAGATGTTATTAATCA